CCTGTAAATCTTATAGAATTGACAAGTTTTTTCTGTTATATTCCTTTTCTGCAGCCGCTCGGCTGAGCCTTTAAGGTGGATTGTTTTAGACATTTGATGAGTGTGATTATCACCATCTGGGTGTGTATATGTTTGACACACAAAACAGAATTTGTGGCCGTCTGAGTACACAGAGTTGGCATCAGACGACCCGCAATTAATGCATGGTTCATGTGCCACAAATTCACTTTCGGTCATCGTTCGATTAACCAATCGAGTGGAATGTTTTGGAATGAAGTCCACGGTATATCGTATCGTTCACACCATTGGGCGTATGTAGTTTTTGATCGTTTTGATATGGTGTTAAAGGGTGATTGAAAGACCATACGCAGATCTATATCTGGATTCTGTTCTTTAACACTTTTTATTTTCCTTCTATCCTCGCCATCCCAGTATCCCTTACACTCTAGAATAACCCCATTAGGGAGTATAAAGTCAGGTGTGTAGTTGTGCGGGATCGTATAAGAGAAGCGAGTCTTTTCATATTCAAATGTAACATCAAGGTTTAATAATAAGTCAGCTACTTTCTCTTCAAGTTGGGAGCGATATTTAGAAATCTTCTTCTTCGGTCGTGTCATCTGTAGTAGGAGTAACATTCGGATCGCTTGTTTTAAAGCCCGAGGTTCTCCCGAATAGTTCAGCGACTTCGTTCGCATCTAGGTCTCCAGTATCTACTCCAGCTTCTCCTTTTACTGAGACCACTTGTACACCAACCAACTTGAGAGAACTACCATAGGTAACTCCATCTCTAAGTATATAAGGCTTTTGATAGAAAGCAAGCTTAACAGTAGATCCGCCATATAAAGGTGTTTTGACATCAGTAACAGGTGTACCCTCCGTATCTACAATAGGTGGGCGGTTGTCCTCATTCCATGAGAACTTAATTTTATATTTACCTTCTGAGACTTCTTCCCATGGCTCAGGCTTGAGCGTGGATCTCTTAGGGTTCTTCAGTTTTGATTCAGCCCACTTGAGTACTTCAGTACGTTCTTGCTCTAATGTTTCAATTGTATCTCCTCCAACTACAGCAGCTAAAGAATAACCAAATTTACTAGGAGCAACAACAGCTTGAAAGCCTTCAAGGGTTACAGGTTTGTCAGTTTTGTGTATAGTTCTACTCACCAGTCAATGCCTCTTCTAAAGATTGAGGCTCTCTTGATTCTAAAGATTTAATTTCTGCAGCTAAACTTAAACGATACTTGTTCAACTCTTCAAGCCTATTATCCAAGGCTTCCAGTTGTTCTTTTCTCGCTTTTTGTTCTGCAGCTTTGAGTCTCTCTTCAGAGACAACAATAACTCTAGTTGGTGCAAAGAAACTATCAAATAATGATGGATAAAGCATTTAACAAAAGAAATAAGTGGATTTCAATACATTGGAGGGTTCAAGATCTCCAATGATCGGTGGTTCAGTCTCTGCTCCTATTTGTTGAGCAAAGTCTGTTAAATAATCACGTTGTGCAAAGAGATGCATATAGGTCTCTCTGACTAGTGTTGACAGAATAGACATATCTGTCGCTCTACATAATACACTGTCATGGATCAAAGCGATAGGGTGTTTGAAGCGCATCGTAGCAATATGTAACAAAGAAGCATCAAGTGAGTGGATTAAGTTAGGTGCAGTAGCTGCTTTATGCCTAGACTTATCTACTTCATCTGTCTCATCTGTAGCTACACGTATCTCACATTTACCTAATAATTGTAACTGTAAGCGTTCATAACGTTTCTTCATTATCTTTTGATGTACAACAAAACCTGATGGTGTTTCCCATTCAAGCTCTGAGACACCTCTAGATAAGGCTCTAGAGACTTCATCTTCTATCCACTTCATAACAGCCATTGGTCCAGGTACAACCTTATGCATGGCGTTCCTAACGGCTGTGACAGTTTGAGTTAAGTCATCCTTATCAACATCTATACCTTTCTCTTTAAGTGCGTCCTTAATATAGCTTCTATTAGAGTAAGGTTTAGCATTATAAGGTATAGTCATAACAGTACGTTTTACGCACTTTCTGTCCCATGATTGTCTTAAATTTGGGGGTATTTGACCTCTAGACTCCATAGCTACCACTCGATAAGCATCTTGTGGTAATGGTGATCTAGTTACATTAACAAGTTCAGCAGTCTTTTTATCTCTTGCTAAACCTGCCAGTATTTGAAGGCCACTACATGTAGCGTCTATAGCTATAGGTAGGTGGGTAGTGTGACAGTCTTTCAGTATTACACAATGATAATACTCATGACATGCAGCTAAGAACTGCCATGGTTCTTCAGCTACTTCCCAATCACTAACTGTTCTATAAGGATCGCAAGCGATGAGTGTGATTATTGGGATATTATCTTTAACCCATTGTTGTCGCTCTTCCATTGGACTTTTATCAAGACCATAAGTAGTAGCAACTTGAAAGGCTAACCACTTCTCAGCTTCAGGTGTAACTGTTGAGCCACGATCGAAGATTAAAAGTGACTTCCCAAAATCGGTATCTTGTGGTGTGAGAAATGCGGGTATAGGATAAGCCCGACCTCGATAATCAAAAGACCAAGGTATATAAAAAGTCTTATCATTAAACCTCCTGACTGCCTCCATAGTCATCCTTGTCCGACATGAACGTCTAAATGCACCTGCATTGGTGTTCATAGCCTCTGCAGCCTGCCTTCTGTAGGTCTTACGGGCATCTTTATTGGTTGCTATGTCTGAAGGTTTAGGAGGTAAAGGGATTTCTACAATAGGAATAAACTTACCAACACTTCTCCCTTTCTTCTCCATCCAGTCAGCTACTTCAACAATGAAATCATTGATTCTGTACCCAACCTTCTGGATCTTATTGAGAAAAGCAACAGGGGTTTCTCCCTGTATAGATCCCTGATGTCCATGCCTGACCATTTCATGGCCTCTCATAACCTCATTTAGTAAATAACCCCCATGTCTTTCACCCCAATCATTAGGTTCTATCAACATTGGCCATGCAAGAGGAGCGAATAACTCGCTTTCTGTCATAACTTGGTCTTTAATTTCAAGGAATTCAGGTGTTGGAACTACATAATTAACTCGTTTACGTCCTTCTTGACGCATATCTTTATAAAACCAGCCACTTGTTTCCATTATACAATCAAGTAACCAAGCACCTAGTTTAACTCTGTTAGATTGTCCCCATGTTGACCATGGTTCTACTTTGTAGCGGTTCATTAATGTTTGAATAACTACAACCTTCTGCTGTGTACCTATAGATCTATGCCAATAGTTCTTCTTAAGTACATTCAAGAGACCAGGTGCTTTAGCTTCATAATGTCTCATTTGACACTCTGATTCTACAGCATGTCCAATAGCCTCACATACTTTAACTAATTGATTGCTACCTTCTTTATAACTAAATACTTTATCAAAGGTTAGCTTAAGTGAGATAGCAGCAGATGCTAAAGGTTCTAACTGTGATACATAGTCTTTGATTAGTTGGAATTGGTGACCTGTACCACGTGTTAACCTATCATGTGTAGTTTCCTCAATACGATTGACCACAATTGGCAGTAAACTATCAATAGAAGAAATACCGTAAACAGTGGCTGACGCATAACTCTTATTCTCT